TTTGCCATTGTCGCCGCTTTGCTTTTGCCGGTGCAGCGTTGGGCGGTGGCGTTCCACAACCGCACTTCGATTTTGAACTTGCACGCGAATTGCGCGATGGAGTTCACCTTTCCCCTGACGGATATTCTGCCCATGAGCGGAGAAAAGCCGTCCTTGTCCTGTACGCCGCGCTTGATGTAGAGCAGCACTTTCATTTCTGTTTTCATGCGTTACTTTTTTTGATTGCAATTTTACTCATACTTCGCCAATCGAATGATATGAGAATCAGGCAGAACGGCGCAATCAAAACCGGACGGACAAAATCTGCCGGATGAAGGGGGATTCCCGAATGGAAATACCTTTCAACTGACAGTTTATCCCCTGATTGACTGCATCTAAATGAAATGAAAACAGGTAATGACTTGGTAGCTGAACAGGTTCGTTATTCTACCTGTTTTTGCTATTTACCCAACTGCGCAAACCAACGCAATTTTGCTGCTTTACAACGAATTGCAGTTCTTTTGCCGGATTCCTCTATTGGTCGCATTGATAGTTTTCTATCGCTTCACCGGTCTGGCGT